TCAGTCCCCGGCATCTTCTGCACCGTGACGACCCCGTCCCGATCCAATAGGGCGAGGCCGCCGTTCACGCCTGGGTCGATTGCTACGATGAGGGCCACGAGCAAGGACATTGCACGGCCTCAAATCCCTTGAAAGAAATAAACTAGCGACGGGCGATATTGCCGACGCGGCGAGCGTAGTCGGCCCGGGCGGTCGGGGCGTTCGACAGGCGGAAGCCGATGTCGGCGGCGCCGGTGAAGCCGAGGTTCCAGCAGAGTGCCAGACACTCGGGGGAAGGGGAAGGGATGCCCCGCCCAATCAAACGGCCTCTGAGGGCCCGCAGGTAGGCAAGGGCGACCATATCCTGGGCGAGCGGGGAGCGCCAGAGGTGGCGGGCGTAGGTGGGCTGGCCTTCCCGGGCGAGCTGCGCGTTCCCGTCGGCCCACGCCTCGGGGTGCATTTGGTACAGGCCTAGGGCCCTGCCACCGTCCCCGCGCTGGTCACGCTCCCCGCCCTCGACCTGCCCAATCGCGTGAAGGATGCGGGCGTCGGACTGGGCGGAGGCGGTGCACCCGAGCAGCAGGACGGCGACCAGGGGCGGGAGTCTCACGGGCGGCGGGGGACGAACGAGCCCTGCACCGTGACCTCGCCGATGCGATAGGAGAAGGTCAGACCGATGCAGTCACCGGCCCCGACGTAGGGCTTGACGCTGATCTCCTCGGCGCCGTCGGTGGTCATCAGGACGGTATAGTCGAGGATGAGGCGCTCGACGTGGGGCAAGGCGAACTTGGCCCGGGCATAGTCCCCGGTCACGATGCGCTCGTTTATGTGGTAGACCTCGGTCGCCAGCGAGTTGAAGGCGGGGAGGTGGCAGAAGCGTCCGACGTCGCTCACGACTGCTTGCCCTCCTTGGCTTCCTGCCACAAGCGACAGTAGCGGTCAGCCTCCTCACGAACCAGCAGGTTTTCGGATTGGAGATGCTCGACCTCGGCCTTGAGGCTATCGCACTCGACTGCCAGCACGCTGTTCTCCGCTTGGCGGGCTTGGCACTCGGCCTTGAGGCGGGCGTTCTCGGCCATAGCCTTGACCATCTCGGCCCACTTCTCGGGCTCGACCGGGATGAACTTACCCACGGGAGCGCTCCTCCATCTCGCGGATCACGCGCTCGTTGTGCAGGGCGACGGCGTGGGCCCGCTCGGCCTTGGCGACCCAATGCTCGCGGGACTGCTTGGCGGCGATGGTTTCGAGCTGAGAGGCCTTGAGCGCCGCGTCGGCCCGGTCGGCGTAGGCCTTGAGGGCGGCGACGGTGGACGCGAGGGAGCGGGCGGTAGACCAGGGCGTGAGCCACCAGAGCCGCGGGAGGGTGTTGCCTTTGACGATGAGCATATCCGGGGAGTGTGCGAGGGGGTCGGGCATCAGGAGCGGGAGTAGGGGGCGCGGGGCTGGACGTTCGTCCACTTGATGCCGAGGACGTCGAGCCACGTCCGCAGGAGCGGGACGGACACGCCGAGGGCGAGGGCCGCGTCGGCTTGGGTCTTGCCGGCGGTGTTCAGCGCCGTGAGCTGCGGGTGGATCGCGGCGAGGCGCTGGGCGAACGCGGGCTGGACGGGCCGCTTGAGGGTGAGCGGGCGGGAGGCGACCATGATGGTCGTCTCGGTGGCGGAGGACTTGCGGGGGGTGTTCATGGTGGGAGAGAGTGTTATCGCTTTGGCCTGTTTCAGTCGGGCTTTCCGGCGAAGGTATGCGCTGCGCTTGTATGCTTTAACCTTTTCGGGATTACGGGCTTTCCAGGCTTTGACGTTGATGCGGTGCTTGAAGGCATCGATTTCTTTGTCGGTCATGGCTTAGAACTTCGGGTTATCGATGATCTCCAGAAGGCCGGGGCCGTCCGCGAGGAAGAAGATGACAGCCGCCAGCAGGATGCCAAGGGCGAGGAGGGTGAGGAGTTTCATGGTGTGTTGGTTGGAACGTCCCCACCTTGAGCCTGTCGTTTTATTCCGTCAAGCCTTTTGACTGACCTTCCCGCTCGGGCACATTTGGAACGTTCAAGGGGGTAAAGTTTCCATATCTTCCCGCTCGGTCACATTTTGGAACCATAGGCCGCCGTCGACATATGCCCGGGGATACGTCGATAGACCCCTCTGGCTTGCCCTAGGAGGCGTTTTCCCGCCTCAGACGCAAGAAGACCGCCACGCCCACCCCTAGGCACCCTACGGACAGCGCCCACCCTAGGTCGCGGCAGGTCTTCAGAGCCAGCGTCGCGGCGCTCAGGTTCCTCTCAAGGTTCTTGTCGTCCGACTTCGTCCCGGCATCGGTGATCAGCATGACCATCGCGTTCGTATCCTGGAACGACCGAAGGACGAAATCGCAGATGAACGCCGAGGCCGCAGCTGAGAGAAGGGCCGCCGTGACCAGCAGGCCGACCGCCAGCAGCAGGTTGTTATCGGCGGGCTTTGGGCTTTGCTTTGCCGGCGGCACGTTTGACTCCTTTCGATACCTTGGCGACCTCGGCCTCGCCCTTGGCCTTTAGCCATTTGAGTAGGTAGTCCAGGCATTCCGGCGCGGCGTACCCGCTTGCGCCCACGGCGGCCATTTTTAGCCCGGTGCTTTGGATATGGTCTTGCACGGCGTACCCGACAAGGGCCGCGGTGATCGCGGCGGCCAAGACCCGGCGGACGACCCAGCCAAAGGTGACCGGCTCGGTCGAGAGCAGCAGGCGGGCCGTCATCGCCAATCCGCCCAGGATTGAGGCCACCACGCCGTCCTTCACTTCGGGCGGGATGTCGTCGGGGTTGACGGGGGCGGCGCTCATCGGCGGCGGTAGCCCATCTTCCAGAGCGTGTCGGCGATGATGGTGGCGGTCTTCGCGACCTTGTCCTCAGCCATAAAAGGACAGGCCACGTGAAGGGCCTCGTGAACTGCCGTGTCCAGAAGTTCGGACGGCGACTGCCTCGGGTCGATGATTACCTCGCCGGTGGGCTTGTCGGCCTCGCCGAAGTTGGTTGAGTTGCGGCCGTTGGGCGGGTTGTCCCCGAGCTCGTCGAACTCGACCTTAACCTTGGGTATCTTGCGGGGCATCGGGGCAAGGGCGGTTGCGGTAGTGTAGCCACACAAGGGCCACGACCAGGAGCACGAGCCCGCCCACACCGGGCAGGAAATAAGGGGAGGCGAACAGGTAGGGCAGTCCGCCGATGCCAGCGCCGACGAGGAAGGCCACGCTCGCCCGGAGGTACTGGCCGAGGAGCCCCATCGCAAGGGCCGCGAGGAAGCAGATGCCAGCCCCGACAGCGAAGGCGTTGCGGATGCCTTCCGTACGCACCTGCTCGACCTCGGACTTGAGCGCCGTGATCTGCTTGTTCGCGTTGTCGAGGGCGGCCTTGTTCTTGGCGGCGTCCTGCTCGGCCTTGGCGAAGTTCGCGTCGATGACCGCGAGGAGTTTCTTCCCGGCTTCCTCGGCGCGGCGATATTCCTCCGAGTTATTACGGGCCACGCGGTTGCGGACGTAGTCGAGCGCCTGGGCGTCGGGCTTCGGGAGGTAGGCCAGCGCCACGCCCGTCTCGGCCCGGACGACCTCGGGCTTGTCGGCGTTCTCGCGGGCGACAGTCACGGCGGCGGCGATGCGCTGGTCTGACTTGTCAATCTGCGTCCCCAGCTTGGCGAGGTCGGCGGGGTCGGAGGTCGGCGTGCCCGTGCCGGCGGTATCCTGGGCAGGAGTGCAGGCCGCGAGGGCCAGCATGGTCAGCAGCAGGACGCGGCGCATGGACTTACTTCCCCTTGAGCGCGTCGAGCAGCTTGCGGCCTTCGGCCTCGCTGGCCTTCAGGCGTTCGGCGTGCTTGCGGGCCACGAGGAGACCGGCGACGAAGCCGCCCAGGAGCGAGAGGGTGACGGAGATGAGATACAGCATAGGATTAAAGTCGGGAGAGAAGGGCGGCGAGCTGGGCCTCGAGATCGGCGATGCGCTCGGCATCGGTCTTGCCAACGGGCTCGGGGTGGTAGGTGAATTGGCAAACGCTCTCGAAAGTTTGTTCGGGGGCGGCGTAGGCCATCAGGCCGTCGGCTCTCTTCCAGCAAACGGGGTTTCCGTCGATGCGCTCCCACTCGTGCCCTTGTTCGTCGATGTAGGCCATAGTCAGAGGGTCGTGATCACGAGGCAGTAGCCCGGGCCGCCAGAACCTCCAGCGCCCGAGGGAAAGTTGACGTCACTCGCACCGCCACCACCGCCGCCACCGCCAGGGCCTCCGCCATTACCACCCGTGCCGCCATTTGAAGCGGTTCGATAATAGCCGCCACCGCCGCCCGTGCCGACGTAGCCCCACGCGTAGGTGTCCGTCCCGTTGGTCGCCTGCGTCGGGGTTGTCCCGTTGCCGCCCGCACCACCTAGGACAAGGGCAGCCGTGCCGCTGGCGTTGCTTGTCGCGGCGCTCTTGCCGCCGCCCGTGCCGCCATTGACCGCGGTCACGACGTTGGCACTTTGACCAGCGCCGCCGCCGCCACCCTGACCAGGCATCCCTTGAAAGCCTGACCCGTTGCTCATGCTCGCACCGCCGTTGGCGGCTTGCAGCCCGGTCAGCGCATTATAGCCAAACAGAGAGCAAGTCGTACCAGCCCCGCCCGTTCCGCCAGCGCCAAGGGTTCCTTGGGTGCCGTTAGATCCGGGAGCACCGCGGAGATAATTGCCGAAAGTAGTCGCACCGCCGGTGACTCCAGGGTTTCCGCTTCCCGCAGGAGTTGCGGCACGAGCAGCCCCGCCAGCGCCACCGGCCCCGACGGTCACGGTCACGGTCGCAGGAAGGTCGGCCGCGTTCATCCAAGACTGAGTAAATGCGCCCGGGCTTCCGGCACCGCCGCCAAACCGAGCCCCCGTGGTGGCGTTGTTTGATCCTGACCCGCCACCGCCGCCACCGCCGACCACGAAGACGAAGACGGCCTTGGCTCCTGCGGGCTTCGTCCAGGTGTATGTACCGGGGGTCTTGTAAGCCTGCACGTCGCTGCCGCCTCCACCGCCGGCGTTAGCCAGGACAAAGGCCGTGGTCGCGATCTGGGTGGTGTTCGTCCCGACTGTGGCCGTGGGAGCGGTCGGCACGCCGCTCAAGGAAGGGCTCGCGAGCGGAGCCTTGAGGGCCAGCAGCTCGTCGGTCTTGGCCTTGGAGTAAAGCGGAGGGATAGGCATTGGTCAGCGGTTCAGTTCGTCGAGTGTGCGCTTGATTACTGGGTAATCAATTCGACTTTGACGAGAGGGCTGAGGTCGGCGGGGGTTTGAGCAGACTCAAAGCCGAACAGGCCAACGGTCTCGCTGTCGCAGGTCTGCGAGTAGACATGGGCGACGTCCCCGAATAGTTGCCCGTAGATGAAGGGCCAGTTAGGCCAGGCAAAGGCGACTGTCACGCGGTAGGTGTAGGGCGGCATATTAGGCGGTTGCGAAGATGTTGCCGGCGAACTCGTTCAGGATAGTTGTATAGGTGTTTGAAGTCACGGTGACGTTTTCCGACTGCCAGCCAAATTCACTGCTTGCAAGACCAGTCGGCACGTTGGTCGAAGACGATGCGACCGACGATCCATTGACAAAGAGAGTGATGGTTCCGCTTTGGCTGATGATGTCCCAGTCAAAGACCTGATACTGGGCAGGCGTGAAGGACGAGGTGGTTTCCGTGTAGGTCGTCCCGTTGTGATGGCATAGGACTAGCGCGCCACCTCGGTTCGAGACCTTTACTCCGAAACCGCGGTTATTGAGATCGCCCGTAACGGAAGCCCCGTAGCCGTGACCAAACTTTGTCCGGACTGTGTTGTTTGCCGTCGCCATATCCAAATACCATCGAGCCGAAATCCAGATGAGGCCGGAATAATTTAGTTGGGAGTTGTTAGAAGAACCGCCGGTGCCAACATATAGCCCCATGTTGAAAGACGAACCGCCGACGCGCGTTGAGTAGTTATGCGTGCCGACGCCGGTGTTGTACGACTGACGCTGGAAAATGCCGACCTGACCGCCAGCGCCGGCCCCGGTCGTCGTCGAGGTGAACTGACCGACCGAAGGAGTGAGCGAGCGGTTGGAGTTTGACTGACGAGACCAGGCAAGGTCACGAGGATGGATTGAAGTCGTCGTCGAGGTTCCAGATCGGGTCTCGGCGACAGTAGCAAAGGCCGGAACCGCCGCGGTGACGAAGGCCGTCGTCGCTAGCTGAGTCGTGTTGGTGCCAGCGGTGGCGGTGGGAGCGGTAGGAACGCCGGTCAGGGCAGGGCTTGCGAGCGGGGCGTAGGTAGACGCGGCGGTCGAGGAGGTTAGCAGGCCGAGCGTGCCGAAGGTCTTGTTCTTCCAGAGGTCGGTCGCCGAGTCGTAGGCCAGCAGGTCGTTGTTCGCGAGGCTGGCGATGGCGACGTTGTGCAGTTCCTCCAGCTCGTAGCCGTTTTGGATGCGGACGAGCATCGTGCCCTGGTTGACGTGCGAGCGCTCGATGACGCCGACGTAGACCAGATGATCGGGGGCCGAGGGCTTGGTCGGGGTGAACGTGCCCGCCGTGGTCGGGGAGAGGTAGACCTGCGTCCCCGCCGCATAAGCCGAGGTGTCCAGGTTCTCGAGCAGGCCGGAGGTCACCGCGTAACCGTTCTGGTTATTCGGGATGTTCTCGAGCAGGACGGCGAATGTCTGGGCAGAGGTCGCGTCACCCGTGGCCAGCGCCTTGGAAACCGTGACCTTGTTGCCCGAGGCGCCTGTGACGTAGACGACCGCCCCCTTGGTCAGGGTGGCGCCCGTCTCGTTACGGACTTGGTTGCGGACTTGCAGGGCGAAGGCCGTAGCCCATTGGGTATTGTAATCGACCGCGTCAATCTTGGCCAAAATCTGCCCGTCAGTCCCTCCGGCCGGGACGCCCGCACCCGTCGCACCCGTAGGGCCAGCGATGCCTTGCGGGATGCCGAAGTTGAAGGTCGCCGCGGACGACGTGCCGACATTGGTGACGGTAGCAGGGGAGCCAGGGGACAGGGTGGTCGTCGTGCCCACCGCAATCGTCGCCGCCGTGCCCGTTGCGCCGGGAGTCCCGAGCTCGATGCTCAGGGTAGCCGGGGCCGTCCCGAGGACAGACAGGGCCAGAGTGCTGTCAGACCCGTCGACCTCCACGGTCAGCGAGCCCAGAACCAGCGAGGAGACGGTGATGCTGCTCATCGGTTAGTCGGTGACCTGGTCGATGATTGCGAGGCGGAAGGTCTCAGAGTAGAAGGTGACCCCGCCGTAGACGAACTTGATGTCAGACCGGGCGTTGCCCAGGGCGAAGCCGGCGGTCGTCGAGGCCGGGAGGGTCGCCACGAAGGACAGGCCGTTGACCGCCACCGTCACCGTGCAGGGGTAGACCGTCCCGCCCGCGTCGATGATGTCGGTCGTCACGGTGGTCGTCAGCAGGTTCGCAGGGCCGCCAGCCGCCGGGGTGTAGGTCACGGTCGCCGAGTAGGTCGTCCCGCGCTTGAAGGTAACGGAGTTGCTCATTTGCCTAACCTTGCCCCTGTGGCAACTTACAGCTGTACCGTCGCCCCGGAGGCCAACTTCGTGTAACCAGTCCAAGCGCCGAGCCAGTCATTCAGCTCGGTCTCGTAATTCGGCGTATATGGGGCGAGGTTTGCGGTATCCAGCCCCTGCAACTGTACCGGGTTAAGCAGGGCAAGCGGGCCGAGGTGAGACTGCGTAACAACGAAGGTCGTCCCGTCCCAGTCCACGTCCGCGATCTTCCACTTCTGGCAGTTGTAATTATATTGAACGAAGGCCCCGAGGTTTTGAATATTTAGGTTGGTTGTACCCGTCGGAGTCTCGACTTCGACCAGTTCCTGCTCCCGGCTCTGGCGGACGATAATCTGCGGGTCAGTCCCGTTAAAAAAATTGCTCTTGTTGTCCGCGTCCGAGCCGTCCGCCATGATCGCAAGGTACGGCCAGAAGCCGTCCTCGGTAGACCCGCAGCCGATGACGTAGACGCCCCAGTTGTTAGACCCACCCTCGACGCTCGCCGGCTGGATGGAAATGTAGCCGCCTAGGTCGACCAGCGAGGAGTCCGCCACGGTCGCCGCGTCGCCCGTCGTCTTGCTCCCGGTCGGGTAGGCGTAGAACTTCCGCATCTCGGCCTGCCAGACACCCCACGCCCAGGCGTCCAGGTTGCGCGAGGAGGTGAAGCGCACGAACCCCTTGCGGCATTGAACGCCCCACGCCTCGGAGGTCTTGAAGACGCTGACCTGAAACTGGTCGGGCTCCGCCGGCAACGGCCATTCCGCATCAAGGTCGAGCGTGCTGACCCCGTTGGCCGTCGTGAAGTTATAGCCGCGTCCGGGCTGGAACATGGTCAGACGTTGGTCGAGGTGTAGACCAGGTAACTGTAACCTTCCTTGTTGAAGCGCAGCTCATAGGTCAGTTTATAGAGCGACCCGTAGTCCTCGAAATGCACCGAGGCAATCAGCCATTGGGGGTCTTCGTCAGGCGCCTTATAGGTGCCGGTGAAATAGGACGGGAGCAGGTAGCCGAAGCCGTCAGGGCCGCGCTTGTACATCGTCTTGCCGACATACCCGAGCAGGGTGTCCACGTTGGCCGAGCTGGACGTGTAGATCGTCCCGTTGACCGTCGAGGTCGGCGCTAGGTAGGACGTGCGCTGGTAGAGTTTCTTAGCCCCGGTGGTGGCCGGGTCGTAGAAGCCGAGGAACTTGCCACCCGTCTTCTCCTCAAAGATCGCGCCGTTGCCACCCTCCCAGACCGGGCCGCGGTCGGTGTAGGGCTTGAGCACCTTGACCAGCGTGGAGACGGAATAGGGGTTGGGGCCGACGATGCCACCCGAACCCGTGGCCGTGAAGAACTTCGGGTGGTTCTGGATGGGCTCTGTCGTCAGCGTGGCCGCACCCGAGACGTTCGGCAGGGAATAGGCGGAGCTCGCGTTAGCGAGGCCGATGTAATCCACGGTGATCGTGGCGACGTCGAGCGCCCCATAGGAGACGCTGACCTTGTGCGCCTTCAGCCTGGTGTCAGGGGCGAAGGAGTCACCGCGGACGATGGCCGTCGCCGCCACCGAGTCGTCGCACTTGTAGACCGCCTTGCAGGTCAGGACGCCGTACCCGTCATTGTCGATGGTGTAGCCGGGTTGAAGGACGGGTGTCGTCAGGGCGTTGCCTTGGGAAATCTTAGCCATAAATCAGCGAGGGAGGTTGAGGCGGCGGGACGAGGGGAAGAACTTCTCGGGCGTGAAACCGCTCTGAGCCTGGTCGCGCTCGATGAGGGTGCGGAGGCTGTTGGCCATGTCCTCCTGCACGACCAACTGCTTGTTGGCGATGTCGAGCTGCGGGGACATCCCGACCCCGATGACGTTGCTCGCGAGCTCGGGGATTTTGGAGGCCGTCATGCCACCCTCGGCGGCGCCGGGGGCTTCGGGCTTCATGCGGCCCAGGGCATCGCCTGCGACCATCGCCTCGATCGCGGCACGAACCCCGGGCAATTTAGCAGTCTCTCCGGCCTGAAACTCGCGCCTTTCTTTTTCACCTGACGAGGTGAACGGATTGTAGGGGACTACCTGAGAGGCAACGATTGCAGAAGCAGGCACATTTTGCTTGAGCAATTCCTTGCCACGGGGGTCGTTCAAAAGGAAATCCTCGTAAGCAAGTTGCTCGGCGAGTTTAGCCTTGGCCTGACGCTTGGCCTCGGCCTCGCGCTCGGTAGCAATATTGAGAACGCTGCGAGCCCCGCCCTTCATGTAGCCTTTGGACTCCTCGTCCTTGGCGAAGTCGCGGGCCTCCTGGGCGTCCTGCTTGGCCTGCGCGATCTTGTCAGAGATGAACGAGAGCGCCTTCTGGATGAGCACCATCGGGGCGAGGAAGCCGACCGCGATGTCCTTGAACGCCTCGCGGAACTTCTTGGACAGGCCGTTGGCGGCGCCTTCCAGACCCTCCATCGACGCCTTGGCCTTGGCCATCTTCTCAGGCACGTCCGACTTGCCGGACAACTCCCATTCTAGTTTGCGGCCCATAGTCTTTAACCTTGCTGGCTAGGCAACTCGCCGCGGCGGATGGCCTCCATCATCTCCTCTTCCTCGGTCGTCAGAAGGTTGACCTTCGCACCGGCCCGCGTCGAGAAGGCCGTCGACATCCATATGGCTTGAGACTCAGGCATCTCCCAAGCCCGTTGCTCCTCGATGCCGTTGGCCACTAGGTTCGTGACGATCATCAGCGGCCACGGGATGCCGACCCCGTCAGCTGAGTCGCTGGTCTTCGATGACTCCCAGTATTTAGGCCACGCGTGAAGGTGGCAATGGTCGACGAACCGGGCGACCTCCTCGGCGAACTTCTCTGGCTGGTAATGGTAGACCCGCAGCCGAACCTCCTCCCAGAACCCCACCCGCAGGTCGGACTCCTCGGCGCATACCTTGACCGCAATCAACAGGTCGGTCGGAGTGATGCCGAGCGTCGAGTTCATGACCAGGGGCGAGTCGATGGACAGCAGCCGAACCCGATGCTTCAGGCAAAAAGGAAAGACCCGCTTCCCGAGGATAGTCCGGGAGGACGGGTCTCTGAACGCCCGCAGAAAACGATTGTCCACGGGGTGAGTCAAAGCCCTTGCAGGGCTCGGGTCAATTACGTGGGCGTGACGCCTTCGAAGTCGACCGCCGTGATCTTGTACTTCACGAAGTCCTTGTTCGTGCCGGTCTCCTCGACCTTGGTGATGACGCCGACAAAGGTATTGCTAGCCGAGCCGGCGGGATAGGCACCCTTCGCGGCGACCGTGAAGGTCAGCGTGGCGCCCAGGGCAGGAGGGGTCGCGGAGGCGGTCTTGACCACGCCCTCGACCGTCAGCTCGGTCTTGCGGTCGTCGTAGCGCTGGGTCACCGTCAGGCCGGCCTCGCTCTGCACCATGTTCTCGTTATTGAACGAGGCGGAGACGGTATAGGACTGAACGAAGAGGTCGGTCGCCGTACCAGCGACACCATAAACACAGGAGGTTCCTTGAGCGACGGCGGCCATTTGTCTTTGCGGGCGGGGGCAACCTTACGCCGGGAGGACGGCCAGAAGGTCGAAAGCGAACAGGGTCGCGAAGGAGCGCTCGTCCACGCCCTCGTCCTCGGAGATCGGGGTCACGTCGTAGAGGGTCGCGTCGGTCGAGGTCACGAAGACCGCCTTCAGGCCGGCGAGGTCTTGCATCGCCCCAGCCAGGGCGGCGCAGCGGGCACGGTGATCCGCGAGGGTCGTGTCGTCGGCGTTGGAGAACAGGGTCACCCGCAGGGAGCAGGAGTAGTTCCCGGCGCCCTCGGGGAGGTCGGCAGGCGCCCGGGCCGAGTCGCAAAGGACGATGGCCTTGGGCAGGACGTTGAGGTCGACCGCGTCCCCTGTGTAGATGGTGACCCCGGCCAGCCCGGTCTCGGCGGCGAGGAAGGAGGCCACGTTGGCTTCCACGATGTGACGAATGGATTTGGTGCCCATAAAGTTTATCCGTTGAACTTGTCGGCTTGGTCTTTCTGGTAGGCCTCTAGCTGGGAAATCATGCGGGACATGGCCACGGCACGGGCCACGCCCTGCACGTTGTTCTTTGATGCCTGGTTGTCATTGTCGCCGACCGTGTTGCCGATGCGGATATAAATGCCTGCCCTGTTTCGCAAGAGCGTGGCGTATCCCGTCCCGGCGTGGCGCCTGACCCAGACGGGGATTTCAGAAGACTTAAAGACGTTCTTGCCGCGTACCTTCGGAAGGGTCGAAAGCACCTGCCACCAGCCGGACTTGATGAAGCCGACGTGCGCTTGGGTCGCCTTGATGTAGGCCTCCAGCTTATCCTGAGACTCGACGACATATCGGCCAAGGTAACCGCCAACGGGCTTGCTCGTCCGCATCTTGCCTTGGCTGTTGATGTAGCGCCTGGACAAGTGAACCTTGCGGATGTCGGTGATGATCTCCTGCTGCTGAAGCGTAGGCGCCGGGTTGGATTTGCTGAACAGGTTGCGGGCCTTGTTGAACGCCCGGGTCACGTCGCCGTCATGGATGATCTCTTTGACGACCGTGTTGTTAAGGTTGCCCTGAAGACTCGCCCGCTTGCGGATGGTCTCAAACTTGCCGATGTCGTTATTCTTAACGGCGGCTTTCAGTTTGTTTAGACCGACCCCGATGGAGTTGGCCTTGCGGCTATCGGCCGCGACAAAGAGGTTGTTGATTGAGATAGCAACCGCCTTAAAGCCTGCTTCCCTGGCTCCCTTGGTCAGACCTTTGCCCCCTCCCTCGACCATCGGGGGAGTCAGTTCCAAGGCGGCATAGCAAAGTTCGCCGGCGCCGCGGATGCCAGCCTCCTCCATCGACAGCCCCATGCCCGAGGCATAGTCGGTCAGGGCCGCCATGAACTTCTCCTTCGACTGGGGGATGAGCCCCACGGTTTTACTGGTTATCGTCGATGACGACGAGGGTCAGCCACGCCGACCCGGGCTTGTAGGTCTGCCCCGTGATCCGCAGGGTCTTGCCCCCGGCGACAATCTTCTTGCCGATGGCGAGGGAGGCGATGGGCGAGCCCGAGCTGATGACCGCAGCCGATGCCCCCGTAGACCCGTCTGGAAGGCTCCAGGAGGCCGTTGCGGCGGCGAGGCGGACGGTGTGCTGGGTCATCTCCTTAAACCCGCCAGCCTCGAAGGACTGGGTCAGGGCAGGGTCGGATAGCATACAGACGAACGTGATGGCCCCGGAGTTCGCCGAACCAGCCACGCCGAAGTCGGCGAGCATCTCCTTCGCGTCGGGCAGGAACTCGGAATAGAGCGTAGCCATTTCCTTTGCGGGCCTTGGCAAGCAGGCACAAAAAAGGGGCCCCCGTAGGGGCCCCGATTGGAGCGGCTCAGGCCGCAATCATCAGGCGGTCTTGAGGCGGACGAGCGAGGTCGCGCGGCCCACGGCGGCACCGGCGAGCAGGGTCGCGGTGACGTTCATGTAGCCGGACTGCTCCTGGCCCATGATCACCTGAACGCCGAGGCCGGTTTCGGCGTCGATGGCGTTGGCGACTTCCCAGCCCGGGATATCGGTCTCGGGGAGGGCGGAGGCGAAGGCGATGGCGTCAGGGCCAGCGACCCAGCCAGCGAGGTTTTCGCTGTTAGCCGAGAGGTTGGAGAACTGGTAGACGCGGGCACCGGCGATGATGCCGAGGTCGCCGTCGCGGATGATGTTAGCGCCGAGAACGTTGTTGCCGACGATCGTGGTGTCCTTGCGGAGGTCGCTGACGTAGGTGCTGTTGAGCACGGCGTAGCGGGGGCCCGGGGCCTTCGCGTCGTCGAGGGTCTTCTGGACGGCCACGAGCTCGGCGTAGGACAGGTCAGCGCCGGAGGTCGAAGAGGCGGAATAGTTCGCGTTCGTGACCTGAGCGTTGATGACGTCCATGACCTTCTGAGCGAGGGCGATGGAGGCGGTCTGCACGAAGTTGTTCACGAAGAACTGGGCGCCGTATTCCTTGAGGTTCGACGGGCTGAAGCGGCTGGAAACCTTGTAGTGGACTAGGGTACAGGTGGCGGAACCCACCGTCGCGTCGTCTTGGGTGAGGTAGCCGGAGGCGCCGAAGGTCGTCGCGGTGGACGTGCCGATCAGGGGAACCTGGATGGAGAGGCCGTTCACGCCCGGGCGGGACGAGAAGACGGTCGAGATGCCCGAGAGGACGGGCAGCTTGTTCTTGAGGGAGCCGATAACGCCCTCAGCGAGGACGGCGGGAGCGGCGGTGATGGAGTTAGCCATGATTAGGAATGATTAGGGATTAGGGTGAAAGATTAGAAGATGCCGCGGACGATGGCGGACTGATGCGCCTTGAAGTAGGCGGCGCGTTCAGCCGAGCCGACAGGCAGGGCAAGGAAGGCGGCGACATGGTCGACGGCCTCGGGGGCGGTCACCGCGGCGTCAGCCGGGGACATCTGGACAGGGGACACGCCGACCGACGCGGCGATCTTGGCGGCCTCCTTGGAGGCGCTGACCTTTTCGCCTTCCATTGCGGCGAGGGTAGCCTTGAGGGCCACGAGCTCGGCGGACAGGCCGTCGACCGCCACGGTCAGTTCGCCCAGGCGGGCGTCCTTGGCGGCGATGTCGGCCTTCGCGGCGGTCAGTTCATCGGCGGCGCCGACGGTCAACTTCTCGACGGTGGCGCGGAGGTCGTCACGCTCGACAGCGAGGGAGACAGAGGCGGCAATGGCTTCGTGAAGCTGCTCTTCGATGGTCATTTGGTTTTGCGGTGTCGGGCAACTTAGAAGGACGCCAGGGCGGCGTTGAAGGAGTCGGCCAGCCCGGTCACCAGACCGACCTGAGCAGCCTGCTTACCGCTGAAGGTCTGGCCTTCCATCGTCTCGGCCTTGACCATCTTTCGCTTCTGGACGACCGCGGCCTTGAAGTCGGCGTGGATGCTGTCGACCGAGGCTTGCAGGTTCTCGACCTGA